CCCTGTATTACCGTTAGTGACAACCAGATTTACCACTTCATATCTGTTATCATCAGTCGTCAAAACACGTTTATTATTGATTGTTACAGAACCTGAAAAATTCTTATGTCCTGCAATGGCTTGGTCTCCATCTGTCTGCACCAATGCTTCTTTACCATCAATAGCTTCTACATTCGTTTTTAAGTATTTAGCAACTCCGTCTTCTTTTAATTGCACAATATCAGCCATTAAACCGTCCCCACTTTCTCAAATGTAATATTTGCTAATCCATCGAGTTTAGCTTTGTCAGTTGCTGACATTAAACCTGCTGTCGTAGTTGTAGCATTACCTGGATTTTTCTGTGCTCCAGCTGCAATTCCATCCAACTTAGTTTTATCTGTGGACGACATCAACCCATTTGCTGTAGTTGTAGCTACAGCTGTAGTTGTGGCATTTATTCCAGGATCACCTTTATCTCCCTTTGGTAAAACAAAATTAAATCTAGCTGCAGATGATGTTCCTACATTCGTAACAGAAGCGGTTGAACCACTAGAAACGGTTCCTATGGTAATTGTTGCTGCTTGGCCAGGATCGCCTTTATCTCCCTTCACCGTTGTTGGTTTGCCTTCTATAGCATTCCAATGAGTTTGTGGATAAACCTGTACATTGCTTTGTTTTATTTTTACGATATCTGTCATTCTCTATACCTCCCCAATTTTTTCAAAAGTAAAATTTGGAATTCTTTCGTTTGTGTAATTTTCTGCTTGATTTACAGCTTCTTGGAATTTTTGATCTACATATGACTGATTGACACCACCAGTCCCACTACCACCTGTAGAACTAATTGTTCCATCTTCATCAATAGTGATGTTTTCTCCAGCAGTATAATTTTTCAGTGAATCGAGTTTTTCTTTTAACTCCAGCGAAAAATTGACATCAGATTGTCTGACTGCAGAGACTTTCCCTGTCTCATCAATCGTCAATAATTCACCAACTTTTATGCCACCCAAACGGTCGATAGTGGCAACTGGCAACACGTAGTCACCTTCTCCACTGTTTAAAATTTTTTGATACATTTCTGCCGTGATAATGCCGTCATCTTCTTCACTTGCATAGGGTAATTCTGTGAGAACATTCTCTAATCCCAAATCTTCTTTAGTAATGACGACGGCTCCAATTTTTCCATTAACAGATAAAACTGTTGCTTCTCCTGCTATTATTTCTTCTAACCCAAGAACTGCGGAAGCATGTGTGATTGGAAAGAATTGGCGTTGTACACCCGTTTTTTCATCCGTTTCCATCATTCGTTTAGTTTTAGCCATTAGATCACCCCAACTTTCTCAAGAGTGAACACATTTTGCTTTGGATCATCAACGGTTGCGATGATCAAGGCTCCTTCTTCAATCGGGAATGCTACAGTTCCAACTTTTTCGACTTCATGATTATCTGAAAAGAGATCATCCTGCAAAATATCAGTCACTTCAATCTCCCCGTATTCAATCGTGAAAAGCGTTGCTCGCAATTTCTGATATAAATAGTCCATATCTGCCAGCAAACGCTCTGAAATAGACGCATGACGAACTCCTTGAATATCTACTCGCGCATCCGTTAGTTCGGCTAACATGACTCCACCTGGATCAATCGTCTTTAAAATATCCTTGATTGATTCAAACCATGCCAAATAGTCTGATTCTTGTCCTTCTCTCCAATCTTGGAAACTGTGTTCCTGTTCTTGTCTCCAACGTTCAAATTCTTCTTTCCTTTCATTCATCCAGTCCGTAAAATCGCCTTTATTTTCATTAATAAAGTCCGTCATATCNGCAATTAAATCTTCGATTGATTGCCAATAAGAACCCATTTCTCCTTCTGTTTTTGAAACAGCATTAATGACAAAATAAGAGAAGTCTTGAGTTGTTCCAATCAAGTCTTCTCCTTTAAATATAATGAAATTGGCTGTTTGTCGATGNAAACACTGCATGGAATATTTATCAAAAATATAGTTAATTTTCCCTTTTTTAGCATCCACAATTTTTGTTTCTAATTGGACTGGATATTTCCCACCTACAACTGATTCAAAATATACCTTACATTCTGATAAATCGTAGGGAAGACCATTTTCAACTATAGTCGCTTCCATAACCTCTGTATTCTTATTGCCTTGTCGAACTTGAATCATCCCCACGTAATTATAGGGTTCTGTTGTACTTAATATGACATTCCACTTTGCCATTAAATCACCTCCCTATTTTGGTGGTATGACAATGGAAGAAATTGCACTTGCACTATAATACTGGCGATCTAACTTTCCACAAATCATACCTAACTCTGTGTTTTGTTCATAAGTTTGCATACGACCATTAGCTAAGCCTCGGATAACGCCAGTATGTCCATAAGTTCCATCTGCAAACCATGAACCCACTTGTCCACCTCTTGCCCAATTAATAATTGCACCAACTACTAATTGATCATATCTAGGGTTTTGAATCACTTTCCAACCAACAGCAGACCAATCATAGGCAATACCAATATCAGATGCTGCAGAAGTATTTCCTATCACATGAGTTAAACCATATTTTGTTCCAGCACCCATGCCACAACCACCCAGATATCCTGAATATTCTGCAGACAAGCCATAACACTGACCATTGCCAATTCGTTGTCCAATCAAAGACTCTAAATGTTTTAGTCCTGCTTCTCCAGTAGCTCCTCCTGGTTTTAAATCTTTAAATTTGTTATACCAGTTAACTGCATAATCTTGACGTTCAGGATGTGTCGCTGCCGGACGTTCATAGTTTCGTTCAAAAGCATATGCTGCTTGTCTTGGATCAGTACAGGCCTTAAATCCATCAACCGTCGTAGGTTGTACTACGCCCATCCATTGTCCATTTGTAAATGTCCAAATAAGCAATCGAACTTGTGCATCTAAGCTCGTTATTGGTTCTTTAATACCTGCAGCATTAAATAAGTTTTGAACATAAACTTTTCCATCCCATGTTGCTGGACCAACAAGAGGATATGAAGAACCATCCCACTGAACTAATCCGTATGCTGGTCCACCTATTTGAACAGTATCAGGATCAAAAGTTCCTCCTGTTTCTTGTTGAATGTTCCCCAATATTCCACATGCAGATTGTTTCGTAAATCCGTTATTACACAAAATATCGTAAATTCTCCAAGCTCTCTTTTCTGCATCTGTTTTTAATTCACTAGGATACCCACCAGTAGATTCTCCACCTCCCGATGGACCACCACCTTGTCCAGGAATTATTTCTTTTCCTTTAACTGTAAGTTTTCCTTGTACATCTAAGTCTCCAAAATAAATTGCTTTACCATTTCCTAATAAAACTAATCCTTTTCCTACTTTAGGAGAAATCAAAATATATTTGCCGTCTCCATTTGTACGAATAACTAAAGAATTATCTTCAATAGGGGTTGGAGTAGAAGCCCCAGGAAAAGGATTACCAACAGAATCAGTTGTTCCAATCGTTCCAATTGAACCCTTAGAATTCCAAAATTCCATTCCTTTTTTAGTTAACTCCATTATTTTCTTTTTGTTGTTCCAAATTTGGAGTAGTCCATTAACTAATTTCAATACATCTCCAGTCTTGTTAAAAGAATTTTGAAAGATATCTGCTTTGATTAATCCAGTTTGTATAAAATTGGCATTAAATATACTATCTAATGTCCAAGCTGAATTAAAAGGCCCCCGCCATCCTTTCTTAGAAAAAGCAATCCCATTTTTATTCATTCTTAGTACTTCTCTTGCCTTTTCTAAATCTGGATTATCCATAATAAAGATGTTGGAAGGTTTTTCTTTTGGCCATAAAACTACATATCCTCCTGCACTGCCTTGACCTGTAATCATTGAAGAAACATAATCATTAAAATCACTCATATAATTATTCGTTGCATAATCTTTTAATTTATCCTGAATAGTTACAGCTTGTTGCTGATAAAAAGCAACTTGAATGTCTCCTGCTTCTAATTTCAAAGTTTTTTCAGATAAAGAATCGTATTGTAGTCCACTAACCTTTGATTCAAGATAAATATTATATTTTTTATGATATATTTTAAATGTATCAAACAGACCATAATTTCTAATCTTCGCAAATTCTTTCGCTTCTTCACTATCAGTCAACTTATCAAATTCAACCGTAATAGAAACTTTAGGCTTATCACAGCCAGGATTGATCGTTTTAAAGTAATTTTTAGCTATTTTATTTAAGCTCTTAATGTCTTTTACTCCTTGTTCTTCTGTAAACTGAACATGTTCTGTATAGACATCAGGATAGTTATTAATATAGGCACTATCTACTGGCGAACCATAAATTCGATTAGTCGTACCTACTTCACTTTGAGGATCAGCATATGGAATAATTCTTGTTTTTATACCTGTCCAATCTAATTTGACCTTCAAACCAGACATATCTTTTCCATACCGAATCGTTCCAACATTATTGCGACCTCTTCGCTTTAACAAAGAAAGCTTAAATGGTTCACGTTTAATTTCTCCGCCCCAATATTGAAGCAATGATCCTTGTTCACCAGCAATACAATTTAAAACATTTCTCGCTTCAAAGATTGTGCTAGAAACAGCCGTAATATCAGAATAAAGTCGTATGTCAGATTTTTTATCCATTTTAGTTTCAATAATTGATATCGCTTCTTGACCAGTTTTAGAGTCCACTTCCACAAGAGTGACTACCCGTCTTCCAAGTCGATTTGTACGACTCTGAGCATAAATAGTTACTGTATTTAAAAAAGTATCTATATCTTTATCATCAATAAAAAAGATATGATACTCTTCTTGATCGTTTGGCTTTGCTTTTATTTGATAGTCATTTTCAAAATATTCATCAAATCTAGTTCCTAAAGGATAATCCAACTCTAATTCATATTTTCCATTAGCTACTTCATATATTCCACATCTTGTACAATCCTTTAAAATTCCTAAGCCATTCGTTGAGAAATCTGTTTCAGTAGGACTATATATTCTTGGTTTCATACTTTTCTCCACCACCTAGGCATTATTTCAAATGAATGAATATTTTTCGTCCATTTAATTTCATTTTTTCCAGGATATAAAAATGGAAAATCTAAAAATAAGGTGACCTGATCCTGATGTTCTAAATTACCATCTAATTTTCGATAAGCCTCTTCTAATTTAGAATCTATAAATAATTCTCTGTCCAACGATTTCAAATCATATTTATCCTTATTAATATAAAAAGAAGCATCTCCAGAACCACTCAATTTAATAAGCGGTTTTGAAGAATACTTCTCTGGGTTATAAATTTCAAAAGTTTCTGTTTGTCGAATAGTAAATCTACCATTGTAATTTTCCTTAAATGGTCGAATACTCACTGTAAATTCAAAAGGGACAATATTTCCTGTTTTTCTTGTTCCTTTAAATTCAGGTCCTTCTATTACTACAGCTTGATAAATATATTGTTCATCATAGTAAAGAATAAAATCACTATAAGACGACATATCTAACCATTCAGTGATTCGATCTTCCCACTCCTGCACCATATCAATTGAAGGTGCTTTATAGTAACACTCAATCTTTCTAGTCACATTTTTGTAATAGCCTTTATCAATAATGATAGAATCATTTCCTTCTCGCTCTCTCAATTCAATTACTCGACTAGCTGAAACAGAAGCAGGCCTGTTTTGAATATACACATTAAATTCAGAAGAATAATGTTGATTAATAAAAAATTGTCCTCTCTTAAGTTGCATATAATGTTCCTCCTACTGCACCAGCATCTCGTTTCATTTGTCTTGTCAATTCTGTTTTAATTTTTGTGGTAATCTTCCGAACCATTGAATCAGGTAAATCTCCATAAACATTTAAATGTAAATGAATTTCTTTTGTTTCACTAGCAGATATATTTTGCTTTGTTTGTGTAATTGGTAGGTGACTTATTCCATTTACTACAGGTTGAACAGACGGTGTTTTTACTAAATTTGTCATGGTTTGATCTAACTTACTTTGCTCTTTATCAATACCAACGATAATACCTTGAACAATATTTTTACCAACCATATCACGCATCCATCTTGATGGAGAATGAATATCTAAAGCTCCTTTAATCCAATTTTTGATATTACCTGCAATACCTTTGATAGTATCTTTCAAAGCATTCCACTTTTCTTTTACACCATTTATAAGTCCATCAATGATGTTCTTGCCAATTTCAAATAAATTGACTTCCCTTAACGAATTAAAGATTTCTTTTACCCGATTAATAGCATTTGAAACACCATTTTTTAGATTTGTCCATGCATTTTCAGCAGAATTAACAATTCCAGTAACAATATTCCAGAAAGAGTCCTTAATGTTATTCCATGTATTAATCATGGTATTTTTTATAGAAATCCACGTATTGTATGCCGTATCTTTAATATTTTTCCAAGTATCTTTGAAAAACTGTTTAATATTATTCCAAGGAGTAATGGCATTATATTTTAAATCGATCCAAGTTTGAATAATAGAAAACTTCAATTCAATCCATTTCTGAATTGCAAAATATTTTATATCAATCCAAAGATTAATAAAAAAATACTTTATGTTTAACCAAATCGATTTAGCTTGATTTACCACTTCATTCCAAATATTTATCAATGTAAGCT